ATCCCCGCCTGTTGCTTTTACTTCAAAAATACCACCATCAAGTGTAAGAATTGATACATCGTGTGTACCTCCACCACAATCAAATACTAAAATATTTTTTTCTGTTTTATCATCAGTTTTATCAAGACCATATGCAATAGCAGCTGCCGTAGGTTCATTAATGATCCTAAGTACTTCGAGTCCCGCAATAGCACCAGCATCTTTTGTAGCTTGGCGCTGTGAATCGTTAAAATATGCTGGTACAGTAATTACTACCTTTTTCAAGGGATGACCCAAATAAGATTCGGTAGTTTCTTTTAGACGTTGAATAATCATAGCAGAAATTTCTTCCGGATGAAATGTTTTATCTTCGTTTTTATATTTAACATTAATTAGTGGTTTATTATTTTTATCACCAGATACTAAAAATGACCATAGTTTAACATCTTCTTTCACAACATCATCTGTGAATTTACGTCCAATCAAACGTTTTGTATCATAAATAGTATTTTTCGGATTCATCGTTGATTGATTCTTAGCTGAATCTCCAACAAGTTTCTCTGTATCACCAAATGAAACATACGATGGTACAATACGAGAACCAGTTTGAGTATCTGGAATAATTTCTACACGGTCATTAATCCAAATAGCAGCACAACTTGTAGTGGTTCCAATATCAAATCCCGCAGCTATTTCATCTTCTTTTCCCATAATTCTTGATTTATATACTTATTAATTGTAAAATATCTTTATATATTTTTAATTGTTAATAACGCTATATAAAGGATATATGTTTTAGATTAATTATATATTGGTTTTAAATGCCGAAAACTCAGTTATAGAAAAGAGAGTACATAATTTTATTTTTCTATAACTTTTATAAACTTTTAATAATTTATACTTTTTTATTAATTATGTACTCTCTTTTATGTATTCATCCTAATCAAATTTATATATACTTTAAATATAAAGGAAAAAATATAATGGAAGCGAATCTTGATAATACATTCGTGTATGATAAACATATCGTAAACTTAGATTCAATTAACGGTATTGAAAACGGTGGAAACTTTTTCAGCTGCTATTTTAAATTTGATGAATCTATTAAAAATGCTGTCGCTTTACAATTAATTAATGTTACAATTATAACACCAAATAGTGCTCCTTTCCAACAATATGATAGCTCCTTTTTTGTTATATTAAATAATATAGAACGAGCTACATCATATATTAGAGTTGGCAATAATATGAATGTTGTTAAATATTTGGAAAAGGTTGAATATATAGGTGACTCTAATGGTGTAAATCATAAAAAATCAGAATCTAATATTGGTACTAGCACTGGTAGCTTCTCCGATTCTGGAACTCACATGTTTAATCCTGCAATACCTGATTTAACCAGATTTGATTTAACACTTAAAGATACTACATTCTCTAATTTAGATAAATCAAGCATACATTCAGTTAAATTAACATTTTGCATTTACACAATTAAAAAGACATTTGGTTAAAATTATATAAGAACCATATGTGTTTTTTTAATAAAATGAAATTAAACATTATTAATAATTATAAAGCATTATATTATAATATATTAGCCAATTTTTATTTAATATTGAACAGTTTTTTGCCATTTTATGACGACGTTATCATTAGTATGCATAATGAAGCAACAAAATCATTATTTGGTGATATTAACACAATTAAACAACTTAGAATGATGGAACTCTTAAATAAATTAGAAAATAATGATAAAATTATATTGAATAAAAATAATAATACAATTTTGGTAGAATATAATAGCATTAACCATCTATATAATGATATTGATACCACCATTCAATATGATGGTTCCGATAGCTCTGATAGCTCTGATAATGAAGTAGACATAAATATTAATGAAACTTCTAAAAAATATAATTAACTCAAATACTTAATAGTTAATTTTTGTTTCCAGACACGCTTTATTTCCTCTTCGTTATTTAGCTCACCATAACATTCACTTTTTAATCTTTTATTGACATCATTATTAATAATATTTTTTATATAATATTCATATTGATTGATATAATATAGATTTTCATTTGCTTCATCTAAATTATTAAAATATATCTTGTTTTTTATATAATCTAAATACAAAAAATATAGATTTGTATCAACGCTACCTGTTGTAAATCCGTCCTTTACATTTATTGAAAAACATTCATTTACATTTAATATGATTTTGATTATATTGAATTTTTCACCTGTTATTGTTTCTATTATTTTGATATTATATGAAGCATATAAATTATATACATCAATATCATAATGCTCAACTGTTATATTATATGTATTTTTTTGCAATGTATCTTTTAACAATTTCATAATTTCATTCTTTGTTTTTTTATAATCATTAGATAATATTGTTGTATATTGTGAAGTCTCGCTTAAACGATAACAACAATCTTTCTTTTTATATAATCTTAATGGGTATCCATCAATTAATGGATATTTTTTGTTTTTAATATATTTTAATAATTTTTCAATAACCTTACTATATTTCTTGTTTACGCATAAACATTTTTTAATTTTGATATCGCTAGTTTTAGTTGGGTAAAAATTTACCAATAAATTTAAACGCTTAAATATCTTTTCCCACCTCCATCCTGATTGTTCTGGGCGAGATAATTCAAAATATAAATTCATTTTCATATATTCAATTGGGATGGTTTTATATTTTTCAGTATAGTATTTTAATTTATTCTCTTTTTTATTTGAAAATTTTAATAATTTATCATATTGTTCTGATTCCATCATTGTTATATCAAATATTTGCGTACCATATACATATATTTTAAGTGTCCCATCGTGTTTTGCCTTTTTAATTTTTATGTATTTATATTTATTTTTTTTTATAAGCATAGCTAATTCCAATGAATCTTTATATGGATTTTTTGAAAAACAATCATAGTCATTTATTGTATAATCTTTATAAAATCTATATTTTTTTGGTAATGCCAAATTTATTACCAAACCCCCATATAATATCAAATTCTTTCTTATTACAAACTTTGATATAATATTTATTACATCATTAAATTCATTATAAACTATTCTTAGTTTTTTTCCTTCAATTTTGTTAATTATATCATCTATTGCATCAGATGACATTACTTACCTATTTTAAATACATATATTAAAAAAATACTACGCTTTTTTAGCCGCTTTTTTAGCCGCTTTTTTTTTAGGAGTATATTTTAAGCTTTCTGTTATTGTTTTTCTATCTAAATATACCTTTTTCCTCTTTTTATTTATAACAAAAATTCCCATCTTAGGTCCGGTATATACTTTTACTGAACCACCTTCATATGTCATATATTCACTACCAGTCATATTAATACTAATATATAAAAACATTTTAATTTATTTCTTCGTATTCTCTATATTCAAATTTAGGCATAATACTACCGATTTGTGTATTTTTAAATGCGTCTTCTAAATCTGTCCCTTGAAATAGATTTGAATTCTTTAATAATACAGGATTTACAACCTGTTCTGTCCCATAAGAACACACATTCGGGCGATATCCAGGATGTCCTCTATATTGTTGTTTATATGTTATTGGATTATATATCCTATTCCCCATACGATAACTTTTATCTCGTTTTATTGTATTATATCCGGTTGTTTTTCCTTCTTCTTTATTATAAATATTTCCATAATCCGGATGCTCTTTATATTCAGGTATTCCATCAAATCTTGCCGAACCACCTGAACCACCTGATTCATCTTCTGTTGTTATAGAATTATCACTTGTAGACATATCACGATTATCCATATTATTATTTATTATTTCAGTCGTCATACTATATGGCTTACTTTCATTGTCTTTTTTATCATTTAATGTTATATTTATATTAAATACACTATTTCCGTCTTTTACAATATCCGATATTTGTTTGCCACTATTCATTGCTGTATCGCTATTATCTGTACTACTTGCAGCATTTTTACTTGCGTCTGTGTGAAGTGCTATTGGAGTTTCAAAAGCTTTCCTTTTGATTATATCACGACGCTTTAATTCATTAGCAATCAATCTCAATTCATATAATACAAAATGTTGATTAAAAATATCTAAGAGTTTTTTATCAGTCATTATATATTCCTTAATTACAGCTTTTTCAAACATAATATACTTATCATGCATTAACATAGCCTTGAATAAATAATCATTATATTGCAAATGAATATAACATTGTTTTAAAGGAACTAACATTTTATCCGGTAAATTCTTTTCATAATGTTGTTTATATAAAGGCTTTAAACTATCAATTAATTTAGTGTGTGAAATATGTCTTATTAAACCGGGTTCAACATCATTTGATTGCATTTTAACTATCATTTTATATTCTGTTGAATTATATATCTTAGTTTTTAACTTTTCTTCATTTCCTAATTTTTCATAAAAGTCTTGTAAGTTTTTATTTAGTTCTCCTGCTTTTGGTTGTCTATTTAATATTTTCTTATAAACATCAATTATAACAAATTCATTTATATTATTTGTTGATACAAATCCAGGATCATCTTTATATTTATTATCATTATAAGGTAAATAAGTATCTTCTATTGGATCTAATATAGTCTTTTCTAAGTCATCTCCACTTTGTCTATAATACATATAATTAGTATTCATACTTAACTCAGCATTAGTTGCATCAGTTTTATATGCATCTGTCGAAGAATATGTATCTGATGAGTTTTGTGTAATAATACCTGTCGAACCCGAAAATGAAGCATCCATTCCACTACTCTCAATATAATCCGTATTCAAACCACCTCCTTCAACAATATTAGAATCTATATGTTCTATTGGATATAAAGGCTGGTAGATATTTTCGTCAATAATTATATACGAATCATGTGTTATATTTGTATTACCTTTCATATTGACATATTCTCTTCTATCAAATGATATCACCTTATCTTCTTCTATATCTTCATAATCATCTTCAACAATCTTTGCTTTTATAGCTTCTTTAATACTATTATTTAATATTTCAGTATAATCAGTTAATACATAATTTTCAGTTTCTCTCCCTAAATTTATCCACTTTCTACCTGCATCGTAAGCTAAATTTTTATTGGGATTATATGGTTTAAAAAATCTACCATCTATATCTATATATGTATCATATGTGATATTATCGATGTTTAAAGAATCTAATGTATCTCGTGATATAATTACTGGATATACAAACTTTAATTTTAAAATATCATATAATACTTGTCTATTTATTTTTTCACCATCATTTGGCTCTCTATCGCTATTATATATCCATTTTAATCCTATATTACTATTATCTACATTAAATGGCTCCACGTAATATTGATTGAATATGCCATTGATTTCTTTATTAAAATATAAAGCAGCTATTATAAATAATACTGTTATAAACGCCACTATAATATCTAAATTTCCCATAGCTCTCTATATTTAATAATAATAAAAAACGAGTACATAATTAATAAAATCTCTAGAATTTATAAAAGTTTATAAAAATCATAGAAAAATAAAATTATGTACTCCTTTTATATTCTACTTAATAAATACACAATATAACACAAAAATTGTAAAATTAACATAATTAAGTTCTTACATATAAAAACTAACTTATTATATCATAATACAATATAATTTTGTTATCATTCCCATAATAACAAATAAGTTATCATAATATAATTTTAATCTTTATAATTTAACATATATATATATATATCTAAATATTATATTAACATATAAATATCTATATAGTAATGATAGTAATATTTATAAATAAAAAAACAACAATTTTGATATTAGAATAAATATAAAAGTAGACGAAAATCCTGTTATAATTTCTATCTAGTAATATTAAGTTTCATTAATCTACGGTATATTACATTTATAGTTTATTGTATTTCATCGTTATCTTCCATTCCTTCCATAAATTATACAGAACAATATAGAATATAATTGTAAAAATAAATAATCCTGTTTTAATTGTACGAAAGTTTTGCGAGAGTTATAAGCAATTAAGCGGAAAAATTTAAGAAAGTTTAATAAAAATAATAAATTAATTATGAGTTTTTTTTTACCGAGGTTCAATGATTAGGTTTTTTTATATCTACGTGGTGTACTTCTTTTAGTTCTACCTGATGTACTTCTTTTAGATCTACGTCGTGTACTTCTTTTACCTTTACCTCCAACTACATCGTTTTCAATTTCTTCAAACATACCACCAAGCATATTCGTTAATAAATCATTATTTTCACCTCCTTTGGTTATGTGACGTTTTACTCGTTTCTTTTTGGGTACTGCTGCTTTTTTAGCAGCTTTTGCTTTTTTATATAATGTAAGCCCTATCATTCTACCCTTGGATTTAACATATTTTTTAGTTGAACCTGTTTTACTATATATAACCTTTTTTACTCCTGCAACTACTTCTTTTTTACTTTTTCCTGTTGAACCTTTACAAACCTTATAAACTGCCATATTTTTTTCAATACTAATATATTAATAGATTATTATTTAACACATAGAATATTTTTTAAAAAAAATTATTTAATTTTTAAAAAATTATATTTCATATCAGTAATCTTATCTTTAATTTGAAATATCATGTTGTTTAAATTTTGAAAGTCCGTCGTATAGATAGTTAAAATATAATTATCCTTAAACATGTTTTTAATATCCCTATTATGCAACACGTTCATTATCACCTCTTTCATAAGCTAATTTATCAAAACTATAATTATTTTTGAACCATTCTTTAATTAACATAATAGCAAGGGTCATATAATTTTCCATTTCATTATCATCTAATACAAACTCATCAGAACTATCATAATATAATTTAACAGCATTAAAGATACCAAACCTATCAACAATTACTTTTGATTTTTCTTGATACTTAAAAATATATTCTTCAATACAATCGTTTAAATTATTATCATAATCTTCATCAGTTTCAACACAATACAATTCATTTTCACTTGAAATAAAGTGAATAATATTATCAGTAATATTATATTTGTCAAACAATTCTTCAATTGTAATCATTCGTATAGATAGTAAATAAAAAAAACAAATAATAATCAATTTTTTAAGCAAAAAGGACAAAAATAAAGCCTTTATATACTACATTTATTCAATTTTTTTTAATGAAATGAGTATCATCAGATAATTTGAAAAATGTTAAAATGATTAAATATGCTAAATCTTTATAAATTAAACTGGCAGGTTTTTCCCAATCAATATTATATTCTACATTATATTTGTTTTTATACAATGCGAGAGCAATTAGAAAATGATATTCATTTACAATATTAATATTACTATAAGTATTATCTTCTTCTTCAATAAAAATCAATCTATATATAATCTGTTTAATATTGACATCTACATACCATTCACTATCTTCATGAATATATTGAATTAAATCTAACATATCTTCACCAACAATAATATTTAATTCGGTTAATGTTTTTTTTGTATATTCCATAGTAATATATGTATATCAAACATATAATATAAATTAATCATTTTTTATTATATATTTATCGTCGTTATCGTAATTCGTTTTAATTTTATTATTATAAATTAAATATATTAATTTAATAGGTATTTTAAATGTGTAAAACAATATAAGATTATAATATATTTAATATATTAATAATGGAATTTAAGAATAAAAGAAAGAGACAGCGTATGGAAGATGATGAAGAAGGTGTTGTAAAATCATCTGAGGACAATATTTATAGTTTTAACAATCATATCTATTTTTCTGACAATATTACTCAGAAAACAGCATTTCAATTATGTAAGCAATTGAGATTTTTAGAAACTTCACTCAAAATGGATGCTATTACAACACGTGTTGAACCAGAAATTTATCTACATATTACAACTGATGGTGGTTGTGTTAGTTCGGCATTTTCCATTATCGACTGTATGAACAATTTAAAGGTCCCTGTTAACACGGTTATTGATGGAGATGTTTCTTCCGCGGGTACTATTATTAGTATTCATGGTAAAAAAAGATATGTTGGTGAAAATTCATATGTACTTATTCACGAATTGCGATCTGGTTGCTGGGGTAAACTTGCATATATAGATGATACTTACAAAAATTGTATTAAAGTACAAGAACATATTAATAATATTTATCTGACAAAAACGAAAATCACTAAAAAAATGCTAAATAATCTATTGATTAAAGATATACAATTTAATTCCAATGAAACAATTAAAATGGGAGTGGCTGATGAAATTTATAGAGGCTAAATAGCAATTATATTCTTTTTATATAGTAATAATGAACAAAGTTTTTTTTACCGATTTGTATATTAATATCATATTATATATGGTCATAATGTTTTTCACTATCATTACATCTACATATATATTGCTTGATAATGATTGTAATTTATTTATTCGTATACTCAGTATTTTTGTATTAATTGCTGTTGTATTTTTATTACTTAAAAAAGAAACATATCTCCCTTTTTTAGGTACTACATTTATACCATCTAATTTATTTATTGAACCACAATATCCGAATGGTGCTAATTTGAATTATTCAATTGATATGTCCGATTATGACGATGGTACAAAAGTTATATATTGGGCATCCAATAATACAGGATTTGTTATTAGCAATCCATATGATGCATATAAAGATTTTAGTAATAGCGGCTTGGCAATTGTTAAAAATGGCATAGCAGATATACGCATATTTTGTCCAGATAAATACAAAGTAAACAAAGCTTTTACTATATCATTGAGCAAACACTTTCATTATAGAATTATTTCTAAGGATTCAGGCTTTATTAGCCCCATGCAAACATTTTATGTAGATTGCTAACATTTATCCTATTTTTATTAAATATTGATTCATTATTATTTATTAATATAATATGCCTATGTACATGAGCAATTTAAAACACCGTGTAGCTGACATATTCAACAATCTTGAAGAAAATATTGAACTAACCTATGACAATAATAATAATAGTGAACTCCAACAAGCTATTACTAAAATGGATAATATACAAAAAATTATTACAGAAGCATGGATGGATATGGTGTATTGTGGTCAAAATGTGCAATATTATGATAATTTCGCATCTAAACACGGAGAAACTCAATATCTTAAAGAAAGCGATTATATTACATTTGATTTAGATGGATATACAGTTAAAACTATTTCAGGAGAAAGTAAAAGAACATGGATTTACTAACACGAACTAACACGAACTATCGCTAATTAAAGATAAATTGTGTGAAAAAAAAAATATAATTAATACTCATATTACACTCTTTGATGGCAGTAGCATCAAACTCGTATTATTAAAACAATAATAACAATTATCTATTAATCTATAATTTATATTTTTTATAATCTCTTCGTGATAATAATAACTACCCATGAAAGAAAATATGTGCCATAATTGATGACTACTCCCATATATATCAAAGTATTGTGATATAATCCGTTCAGGCATTTTTGTAGTATATATTATAAAACCTATACCATAATATTGTAATGACTTTATAAAATCATATTTTATTATTTCTTTTACATTACCATATGATATCATATTAATATGATAATAACTTATAACTATACCAAAATTATATAAACTATAATATGTCAATATGTAATTATATCTTTTAATAATATCTACATGTAATAATATCGCAAATCCTATCCCCAAATATAATAATGATATGATATTATATACATTTTTAATATCATCATAACACCAAAACCAATAATGATATATCAATATATTTGAAGTAACAATATTTAATATAATTGAAATCAAATCCAGCTTCAATAATAACATGTAATTTTTTTGAGAATATGGCATATAAATATGATAAATTGTAGATATTCCAAAACATATAACACAAACTATTTCATACAAAATAAGTGTAGTATTTTCATTTATATTTAATATTAAATTATTCAAAAAGTATAATAGTCCTATAAAATGTGTCCATATATTAATTGTCTCATTGTGAATTTTAAATATTGATATCATATATCCTAATTTATTAGAATTACCATTTCTATACCCTGATACTATATATCTATTTTTAGTCCATATTGGTATTTCATGATTCATATTTTATATAAGTATTATAATATATACTTTTTTAAAATATTATATAAATGAATTTGTTAAAGATTAATTTAATTAGTTTTGCGTCTAATAAAGATATTGGTCTATTTTCTAAAAATGATATTATAATTTCTATCAAATATGGTAACTATAAAATTATTACAGATGTTATTAATAATAATAATTGTCCCATATTTAATAAAGAATATATATTACAATATTTAGATAATACAAATCTTATAGTATCTGTTTACGATACCGATAACATTTTTTGGTGATATAGAATTATATAAAGAAATAGTTTTTAAACTTGATAATAAAAGATATTGCAATTATCAATTGAAATATTACTATGAAATAATTTATGACGAATATGATTTTTTTAATTTGCAAAATTGCTTCAACAAATTGTATAACAATATTCATAAAAATAAAATTAAAGCCATTATATAACTATAAATAAGTTGTAACATTTTTATACCCATTATCCTTCATTATTTTAGGAGCTACAACTATCTTATTATCATAATGACTTATGTAACTAGCCCATAAATTATTCGTAGACCCAGATATAATATTGTTCTTAAACATTGAAAATAATATTATCTCATCCTCAGCATCCATGTTTTCTACATAATATTTATTATATTTACCATTTGAAAATATTGCATTACATTCATCCTTATTTTTACAAAAAATTACTAGATTTTTAATTCCTACATGTTCAATACCATTTATATAATATTCCTTATCTAAATTATTATCATATTCTACCGATACCATATCATTATCATTTGTATATTCACCAAAATGATCAAGTATATTTCTATATTTATAATATGCACCATACATTAAATCCTCGTCATTATATATTATTTTAACCATCAATTCCTTAATATTTTCATGAAATACATTACAGTAATTTGTTAATTTTATATTTGATTTATTATCATAGTAGATTTCTAAATCATCATGTAATTCTAAAAATTCAATATTACAATATAAACTATCATCATATATCTTAAACATTCCATTAAATATAGTATCCCAATATCTATTTTCATCCTTCTTAAAAATAACCTTTCTCCTTATTTTATTTTTTCGCGATTCTTTCACAAATTTAAATACATTTGCTATCTGAAATAATTGTTCCCCTAAACTTCCACATATATTACTAGATATATATGGATACACCATTATTTTATACTATAATAATGTAATATCTTTAAATATTATAATTTATATTAGAAGTTTTCGTTTTATTATTATATTCTATATTTGTCACTATATCCATACTTTCTTTAATAACATCTATATGTGACATTATTACTACCCCACTAAATGTATTAAGTAAATTCTTCAAAAATCCAGGCACCAATGACAAGTTCTGTTTATCACATGCCGTAAATCCCTCATCAATAAATATCTGCTCACATTGTGTATTTGAATATAAACTCATTCTCAATGCCAATGATATTACAAATCTTTGGAACCCAGATGCCTGATTTATTGATATAATTTGCTCTATATTATCATTTGTAACATTATGAATCAACCAATTAATATGTATTATATCCTTCTGTTGATTTATCATATAATCTAATTTGAACTTTTTAGTTTCATCATGACACAAATCCTTAATATAATTATTAGTCTTCTCTATCAATCTCTTCAATATATGCTCCTTATACAAATTTATTCTATAATCCTTGAAATTACTTATTATTATATCTAATATTATTATTACATCATTTATTTTATGCAACTCCTTATCATAGTAATAATAATTATTTAAATTAGTTGTATTATAATTTTCTAAGGCATCTATATGTGCTATTTTTTCAGTAGCAGTTTTAATTTCATTATTACTTTCATCTATATCTCGAATTATCTTTGATTTGACCAATACTTTGTCTTTTGTTATTTTATTATTATTATTTAAAATATTTACATCAACTTCACTTATTATTTTGCTCAATTCAATATATCTATATGAATTAATTATATCTTCTGTCTCCTTATATTCATACCAATCATTATAAGACTTCTCTAATTCTTTTAATTTAATTATTCTTGGCTCAATATATTTTTTATATTTTATTTTATTTTCATATATACTCTTCTCATTACAAAGTTCATCATATTTTTTGATATATTTACAATATACTAAATAATCATTATGTTCAATTAATTCATTATATAATCTATTTGCATTAATTCTAAAATTATCAATATCTTTATTAATACTATCAAGTAATTTTGTATTATTATTCTTTTTATTATTATCATCACTAATTTTTGAAATTATTTTGCTTATATCTTCATCTATTTGTTTGCTATTCGCTATATATTTATTATAATTCTCCCATAATCTATATAATTCAGTATTTTCTATTTTACTTTTGTTTAAACAATTCTCATTATAAACTTTTATATATTCTATATTATTACTATAAATATTATCATCCAATTCTGTAATCTTTTTATCAGTTTCATATATACTTACTTCTAGATCATTAATCCTTTTTACCCATGGTCTGTTACAACAATATTTACATTTAGGATCATACTCATTATTCTTATTACTTTTTAGATTCCAAAGTTCTTCATTATAATTTTTTAGTTCACTCTTCAATTTATCTTGAATATCTAGCTTCTCATAACAATCGGTTAACATTTTATCATTATTTTCTACAATTATCCCAATATCATAATTATTACTTATAATACCAATACTCTCATCATATTCATAATCTGGTCTTGATATTATTTTTAATTCAGACTTAGATGAATATAATGTCTGTAATTGTTTGTCATATTTTATATAATTATTATCACATTTAATCAAACAACTATTTGTATTTTCTTTCAATTCTAAGAGTTTTATATAACAATCATATGATATCAATTCCGTTAAATTATATTTATCAACATATTGTTTATTATCAACAATAAATTCTCTTAAATGTTGTATAGAAAAATCTTTATCTGTTTTAAACATCTTACAAATATCTATTTCAATATCATATATGTACCTTTTCGGTTTAATTATTTTATTTGGCTTATCCAATTCTATAATATTTAATTCTTTAATTATTCTATCATATTCTATGCTAATGTCATCGATATCGCAATCTATTTCCATTTTATATAGTGATAGATACTCTTTTTCTTCCTTGATAAAAGAATATTCACATAGTTTATCACATTTATCATGCTTTTTCATACTAATTGAATATTTTTCTGAGATTTTCTTAACCTCTGTATATGTCTTATTCTTAAAATAAATCTTTAATTCATTTAATTCACCACATAAAGACTGATAGGTATTTGTGTCTAATGTATCCTGATATACATAATCATGTTTTAATAATTCTAAATTATTATCACAATTGATATCTATATCTATTCTATTATTTTCATTTACAAGTTTATCATATTTTTCTTTGTTTTTTTCTAATTGTAATAATAATATATCCTTATTACCGGAATTAGCATTGTTTTTTGAAACAATATGCTTATAAACATCGCGCTTATTTTCAATCGTCTTTTTATAATCTTTATACTTATTTAAACTCAATTTTAGTAAATTGAACAGTTCATATATTTCATTGATATTAGATGCCTTATCTATAATTGCAGTACAATCCTTATAATCCATACGTAATATATCATTGTCTACAACCTGTGTTATCATTGAACATGTTAAGAAATCATCTAATGAACCTAAATTATCCTTTATAAATTCCGAACACGCATTATTTTTACTTATTAAATGCTTTCCCATATCCAAATATTCATATATTTCTATATTATTCTTTAAAATCGCATTGAATGTTCTTTTTATATTATATTTTTTTCCATTTATTGAAATATCTATTGACGTTAAACCCTTATTATGTTTATAATTTATAATACTATTTTTTGACATTTGTGATTGTTTATCTTTTGTTATTACACCCCATATCGATAATGTTATAATATCATATATTGCTGATTTTCCCGTTCCATTATTGCCACATATCAATAATGTACTATTTATTGCATTTGCAAAATTTATACAATTTTCCGATTCATAGCAAAATAAATTTTCCCATTCTATTTTTTCAATACAAAACGGATATTTTATATTTTTATTACCATTTAACATAGTATTAGTATTATAAGTTTTAATTAATTGTATTAAATCTTTATTCTTTTTTGTACACTCCTCTATAAGTTCTTCTGGGCAATTAATATTATCAAATAATAATATCTCATTATTTCTAATTATATCTATCGCTTTATCATAATATTCTTTCGGAATAATTGTATTCAAATATTCTATAAATGTTTCCTTATCAACTTGAAGAGATTTATCCACATTATCTTCTACTTTTTTCTGCGTTACGCGATTTCTAAGACATTTATAATTTATTTTGTTATTATTTAAAATATTATACAACGTCGTATATCCTTCAACTGATATTTCTGCATATATCCTAATATCTATATTTTTTGGAAAATATTCGTTTTTTATTATATCTTTTAATATAATATCATATTTACCTCTTTTGCGTATATATATATTATCGTCTTGATATGTGATATTTATATATCCATATGGATTATAAACATTAATATTTTCAACATTTCCTAATTCTGGATCCCAAATCATATATCCGTGATTTATGATGTCTTCACCATAATTTTGTTGAATAAGAGAACCCGCATATCCCCATAACAAATTACCATACATACCTTTCTGTCTTAAATGAATATCACCCAATAATGCATAATCAAATCGTGATATCCATTCAAACGGATATGGATTTGTACTATTTAATACCTGTGTGCCATTATATAATCTGACATTACCAAATGTTCCATGAAATAATGCCACTGTTTTAAATGTATTACATTCTATTTTTGGAAATTCTGGCAATTTTTTAATGCGACCAACAGTAGAAGTTTTATCTAATGTATCATCAATATTTACATAACTGAACCCTATATCATCAATAATAAATGATTGTGTTTCTTTTAATATTGTTAGATTATTCATTTCAATTGTTGATGAAATTAATGATGGTTGGTCTATCTCATTTTGATTTCTATCATGATTCCCATGAAATATAATAGTCCTACCAATATCCGTCAATCCTTTGATAAACTTATTATATAATTCTAAACCAAAATTACCTATTACATTTTTGTTATGAAAAATATCACCTGAAACTATTATTAAATATTCTGTTTTATCTAATTTATATTTTTCTATATTAGTTTTTAAAGATATAAATAAATTATCAAATACTATTGAATATTCTTCATATCTTGATGCTTTTTTATCTCCATTACGTATATGTATATCAGATATATGAAATAGTTTCTTCATTATTGTATAAAAATAATTAATTTTAATATCATTTTTTAGCATTTCTTATTGATTTTATTAATTTAATATCTAAATTACCTGCATTTTCTTATAATTTAATAGTTATTGATATACTAATATTTTATCATTTATTATATAATGTTATTAAAAATTGATTAATATATTACTATCTAAATATATAAATGTCACTCATATGGGATGATTTACCTGATTGTATTCAATATAAAATATATTCTAACATCATCTATACACAACCCAAGAATCTGTTAGATGATATTAAAAGTTACGTGCTTATTATTAATTTTATTAATATTAGTTATTTAAATACCGATGATATCCTATGGTATCTTATGTTGAATTATGAAATGAATTTAGATAATAAGCAATTACATGATATGTTTACAAAAATAATAACATATCATACAGATATAAAGTATTATATAAAAAAATATATTAGTAAAATGAATACCGATGATAGATATAAATTTATAAATAGAAGCTTGTATAGAGAATAAATTGTATTATTATTAATAGTATAAACATTTTTTAATGAAAAATACAGATATATTATGTGGTAAAGATTTCAAACAAGCAATTAATTGTGGTAAAAAATTACATTCAATTGAAGAATGCTGTATCAAAAAAAAAGAATTGAAAAGTTCTACATATATTGGATTCAGTACATTGAAATTTGGCTATAACTCATTTATAATTTATAGTATGAAATTCAATAGCAATGATATAATAATAAATGCCGATAATATTTCTGGCTTTTTTATTCACTCAATATATGATGTAATACTTGATAATTATGATAAAAAAGATAAAATTTCAATTGAATATGCTAATAATAATAAAAGTAAAATTAATAAGATTTGTAAGGAATATTTTGAAGGTTCGTGGTTTGCAAAAGAAAATAGAATGCTTATATATGGTGTTAAATTAGAATTTTTTGAAGAAAATATTCCAATTGGTAAAGAAAATTATGATATCTATATTAACGATAATCATATTATTGGTAAATGGGCATTTAGAAAAAATAGTAGTAATAGAGATGGCATAACTGTTCCCGATATATTATTAGGTGATTCTGATGTATTTACAGAACACATATATATGTTTAAGATAAACGATTCTGCATTATGTTTTTCACCTCATATTCTTAGAAATAATATATTAGAATATATAAGTATATTAAAAAATAATAATCACAGCTATTCTATTAATGAAAAAATATGGATTCAAACAGATATATCACATCTTTTAAATAATTATACAGATATCTCAAATATTAATGATAAAATAATAAAAAAAATCAAATATGAATATGATAAATATAATAAAGATATAATAAAATTTAAGAGTGAAGATATTTATGGCATTATAAATGTTAACGATCTAATTCATTTTGATAATATTTTTTATACACCCTATCCGAATTGTATTAATATTGGAACAGTATGGAACAAAATAGACGAGAAAGATATATTTATTGGCAAGAATCTAATAGACATAAATAGTTTATTTGTATCTCACGCCAATTCATTATTAGATTGTACAAATAACTGTTGTGAAGATATCGTGTTTAGTGATATTGAACTTCATCGTTTTCAAATAAAAGATATCCGCGAGTTTGATTATATACGTTTATTACAAAATAATTGTTATAAATATTTTAAACCAAAAATTAATGAGGAAAATATATTAGTAACAATTGATATAACTAGCATTACCAATATTAAACAAATAGAACAAAAGTTTGAATGTGTTTTGCGTATTAAAGTAGAATGGTTACCTAGTATATCTGATCTATATTATATTTTATCTTATGGAAAAACTAACTATAATCCATCTTGGAAACCACTTAATATACTTTTTTTAAATAAGTATGAAATTAAATCAGAAAAACATGAAGGACCTTTTCTTCACAAAAGTAATAATAAATATAAAAACGTTATTTATTACTATTATAATATCAGCTTTATAGACAAAGTTGAATTAAATAATTTCCCATTTGATATACAAGACTTGGAAATTGAAATAGAAATAACTAAATGTGATAATTATGATATTAATTGGATTGTAAATACTAACGAAAATATTATTAATCATCTTTCGGAATGGAAATATATGATTGTACAACATTCCCCACATAATAATAAGATGAAAAAATATAAAAGATTTATTCACATTTTCGTTAAAAGAAATTATTGGGTGTATGTTTGGCGTATCATTTTCGTTATGTCTTTAATATCACTCGTTAGTTTTTTTAATATTAGCATGGACCCTTTTGATAATTTAGGAGAAAGAATATCATATAGTGTAACATTATTTCTAACTTCTATTGCATATAGTATAGTTACATCTTCTTATTTACCTATACTCGGTAATCAAACATTGATGGATTGGTATATTTTCCATGTTTATATTTATTTGGGAAGCAACATGGGTACAATATCATTAATGCCGTATTATTACCCTGAAATAATAATTGAATACGATTCAATTATTCATTATATTTATTTAGCTATTTGGGTAATATGGCATTTCGCATTTATTATTCGAGTTAAATATTACATATTACCAAAAGAAAATAAAAAAATAAAAAATCATAACCTTATTGAATTCTTTTGCGAACATTGTGGTATAAATGGAATATATTGGAAAAAAATAAACCGTATTGACATAAGTACAACCGATAAGTTATATAATAATGTTTTATTGGAAAATGAACTTAAAAATTTATATAATAAAATGAATACAAATACTATAATATTAAAAGAAAATCGCTTAAATGAATTGATAATAAATGCTAAAAATATAGAACGAGATTCTGTTGTATGTATTAATGATAATTTGTATTTCAAACCTATATGTGGGACTAGAAATCAAATATATATAAACTCTTCAAATAATTATAAATTTATATGTTACGAATGCAATAAAGTTTCTAATCCTATAAGTTATTTTAATCTATCTGAAACATGTTAATATTAATCAAGCTATATAAAAAAATAACGTATTATTATAATAATGATGAATAAAGTATTTATATATTGTTCTATACTTCTTTTGAAATTATCATTAGGTTATACATATTCAATGGGATTAGGACCAGGTAATTTTAGAAAGTTCAATGGTAATAAAAATAATATTTGCTATTTAAATTATAATAATGTATATAGTTCCTTTTACGATTGGACTAAAAAAAGTAATTTAGAATATCAAAATAAGATTTTGGATGATACTTTATGGCTTAATAAAAACCGTTTTATAAGTTCCACTGTATTAGTTGGTATTTATAATAGCGATGATGTAAATAATTTATTAAACTATGTTTGTTTACTTAGAAAAACATCATATAATACTTATAAACTTCTTAATATTTTCCCAAACCCTGATAATAAATTAAATGACGATGATATACTTTTTAACTATTTATTGTTATTTTGTAAAGAAAATGATTCTTCAATTGATTTTGAAAATTTAAAAAATATTGAAAATAGTAAATATTATTTAACATTCATTTATAAATATTTATTTTAACTTAATACATCTTCCTGATTTTGGATTTATCACTTTTCCGTCGGGACATTTCTTATCAGGTTTTACTGGCTTTATATTAATACATCTTCCTGATTTTGGATTTATCACTTTTCCTTCTGGACATTTCTTATCAGGTTTTACTGGCTTTATATTAATACATCTTCCTGATTTTGGATTTATCACTTTTCCTTCTGGACATTTCTTATCAGGTTTTTCAGGTTTACTCAGAGGATTTTTCCTTACTTTATTTATTGTTTTTATTTTAATGCATCTATTTGTCAATGGATTTAATACTTTACCTTCAGGGCATTTCTTAACCGATTTATCAAGTATATCCTTTTTAATATCCTTTTTAATATAAATAATACATCTACGTCCTTTATTGAATGAAAAACACAAATCTTTGGGATCTATTTTATCTAATATACATTTCTTAGGATTTAAACAAAAATCACTATTCTTATTTACATTCCAATTATATTTCATTAATTCACATGGTATTGATACTTTATCACTTATTTTTATTAGTTTAGCATTATCTGGTAATTTCCATACCGATGTTTTTAAATGTTTATTGTAATAAAACAATAACCCTCTTCCATTTAATGTCTCTTCCCATACATTAATATCTTCTGGATTTATATTTTTAATATTTGGGTCCAATGTTGTACGTGTCCATCCATTATAAACATATCTTTCTTTTTTACATGTTATTCCTGCTATTGAATGACCTCCAATATTAACCCCTTTATTCCAATTATTTAGTAACACTGAATCTTGTACGTATTTATCACCATTATCAACAACTAATTCATTTGCCATTTTAATAGCAGTTTTGTATAATATAGATTTATCATCTATCTTATAATAATTTGGGTATACTTTTATATTTTTACAGTTATCTTTATAATTTGTTAATATTATGATATCTGGATTTTCAAATTTCTCTTTTACTATTTTATCACTTACAAATTTATATTTATAGTTTATTAAACCACCTACTATATTAATATCATGAATATTATTAAATAAAGAGTAATATAGCTTATCACATACTATATCTAAATATAATACTTTTACACCAAGTAATTTATATACCTTTCTAATATACATTTCAGATTTGTAACCACCTTTGTGTTTTTTTAAATCAAATATAAACTTCTTTCTATTATATTTATATAATTTATCTAATAAATATTCTGGACGTATCTTATCAAAATATTTATAATCGTTGCTTGTACTATCGGTACGTAAATATTTATTTTTTAATATATAATCAATCGTTTTAAATAAAAGTATTCTTTTATTCCATTTTTTTGATTTTTCTAATAATAATTTACGACTACCATCACTATATAATATTGCCATCAATATACTATTAAACCAACAAGTTGGACCGTATTGTTTTAATGATATAACATTATCACATTTATTAACCATTCTATTATATATATATATGAAAAATTGATATTTTAATATATATTAAGTAATATTAAATAGATGTCTAAAATTGATTATTATAAAATTAATCAAAATTATAAAGTTTTAGTTAAAATTAATGACAGTTTGTCATCAAATATGTTAGAACTATACAATAATAATCATTGGGATTTAAAAAAAATATTTAAAAATTATAAAATATACTGCGATGAATTGGGTAAATCATGTAATAACGCATGGGATAATGATATAATGTTATTTGATTATAAATGGAATAATTTAGATTCCAGTAAAATTATCGTTAATACCGTTACAATAAAAGATTTTCAAGAAGGTAAATATATTTCATTATATACTAATAATCAAAAAGCTAATAATATTAAAACCGACGCTGAATATGCAAGGCGTATTTTATTCTTTACAAAAACGTTTCCCTGTTTCGCTAAATTTAAAGATGCTGATAATCTTTCCTGGATAGCTATAAATAATAGAGAACTTTTATTAGAAATATTTAAATATCATAATGATAACAAAAGAACTCTTGCTACTATTAATAAAGACCTTAAAGCATTAGTTAGAGTAATAAAATTATTAGTCGGTGAAGAGAATGAACTTAGATTTAAATTTTCTGCATTACAAAATCTTTTTACAGAACTAGAAAATAATAGAGATGATGAAAATATTATTGCAACAGAAAATGAAAAAAAACAATTTATTAATTATGATAAACTACTTGATATTCTTGATACATTACAAAAAGATTATCAAGAAGATATCAATAAATTACCTAAAAAAGATAGAAAAAATGGTATGAAACATAATAATGATATATTTATTAAACACCAAATTATATTATTAATAGCTTTGAATATATGGGACTTTCCATCAAGACATGAAAAATATGTTATGGATATTGTTTATAATGCACAAGATGCCAAAAAAGATAATAATTATATATTATTAAAAAAACTTAAAAACAATAAGGTATCGATAATAATTAGCTTTATATTTAATGAAAATGTTAAAAAACATAATGCTATTTCTTATAAATTATATAGCACTCAATTGAAGGAATATAATAAAAAACTAGCAAAATTAATTAAGTATTCCTTAGATACTTATCCCAGACCTTATTTATTTATTGGTAAAGATAATTGGCAAAAACAAAAATTTACAAAAGCCAGCTTTAATAGCATCTGTGAATCTTTGAGAAATGTGGATATTCAAAAAAATATATGCATTGACGGATTTAGAAGTGCATTTGTATCACATTATTATCCTATAATTAATAATAAATTAAAAGAAATTATGAAAACACGAATGCGGACATCTCGTGATGTTATTGAAAGATTTTATTTAAAATACGAAAAAGCTATTCCTGATGTTAAAGCTATTCCTGATGTTAAAGCTATTCCTGATGTTAAAGCTATTCCTGATGTTAAAGCTATTCCTGATGTTAAAGCTATTCCTGATGTTAAAGCTATTCCT